AGCATACTGAAATTTATGAAGTAGAAAACTCAGAGCGTAGCTTTGAAGAAGAAGTAAAGTTATCTGGTTTTGGGGCAGCCCCAGTAAAGCCAGAAGGCTCTGCTATTTCTTATGATTCTGCACAAGAGTCATTTACTTCAAGATATAACCACGAAACTGTGGCTATGGGCTTTTCAATAACAGAAGAGGCAATGGAAGATAATCTTTATGATTCATTGTCTGCTCGTTATACAAAAGCACTAGCAAGAGCAATGGCTTACACAAAGCAGACTAAAGCTGCTTCATTGCTTAACACAGGCTTTGACACATTCACTAGTGGCGATGGTGTAACATTGTTTAACACAGCTCACCCAACAGTGGCTGGTGGTAACAATAAAAATAGATTGACAACAAATGCTGACTTGAACGAGACATCTCTAGAACAAGCAGTTATTGACATTGCAGCTTTCGTAGACGAAAGAGGCTTGTTAATTGCAGCAAGACCTAGAAAACTTATCGTTCCACCAGCGCTAATGTTTGTTGCAACTAGAGTGTTACAATCAGAGCTAAGAGTTGGAACAGCAGATAACGACTTAAACGCAATCAGAACCAACGGATCTATTCCAGAGGGTTTTGCTGTTAATCACTATTTAACAGATACAGATGCGTTTTTCTTGACAACTGATGTTCCTAACGGAATGAAGATGTTCGTGAGAACACCTATGTCTACATCAATGGATGGGGATTTCAACACAGGTAATGTAAGATATAAAGCCCGTGAGAGATACTCATTTGGTGTGTCAGATCCTCTCGGAATGTTTGGTTCACCGGGAGCATAAACCCCTAAAAGGGAGCTGTTCCTTTCCGGCTCCCTTCTTTTAACCCTTGACTGCATAAGCAGACATTTGCCACGACAAGGAGATTATACATGGCTAATTCAACTTTTTCGGGTCCGGTCAGATCAGAAGACGGATTCAAGACTATATCAAAAAATGCAACCACTGGAGTGCAAACAGAACACATAGTCGCAACTAGCGGTGGTGTTTTAGAAGTACAAAAGGTTGCTACATCAGGAAGAGACAATATTGTTGCAGCAGGCACAACAACAGGTGCCAATAACGCAAGTTTAGGAACTGCAGCTACAATATTCAATATTACCCCAAATGCACATGGTTCAGGTATAGCAGACGCAGCAATCAACACCTTTATTAATAAAGTTGGTGGCGATATAGTGACAACAATACTTGTAGATCTACATGGAGGTCTTGCCTCTGGCGGCACTGCAGATGATGTCATTGGAACAGATGGTGGAGCTGCCAATGCATATATTGCTGAACTTACAAAAGAAGTAAACGGTATACCATATAAGCTAGAGTTTATCTGCATTGAAGTTCCTACAGGAGGAGACCCTGACATAAACTTGGTTTGCTCTGCTACAGGCACAACAGCAGAAAATGCTGCGGTAACAAGTGGCACTGTTCTTTTTAACAATGGCGATCTTACACTGGGTCTACATAACGAAGCAGACGCAGGTGCAACTTTAGCAGCATTAAGTAAAAAGTATTTATACTTAACATCTGGTGATGCTACAGAAGCGGCTTACACTGCAGGTAAAATAGTTATTAAGATACATGGCGCAGCCTTTGATTTTAACAACGATTAATGTGGAGGTTAGATTATGGCAGGTCGATCAGACGTAAAAGCCTTTAATCATGACCAAGGTGATGATGCGGCAGTTATAGGTCCAGATAGAACAAGAATAAGACAAGTTGTTATATTTGGTAATGCCGCAGGTGCAGTAACTATTAAGGATGGATCAGGCGGTGCAGACTTATTGGTGCAAAGTTTTCCAACGGGACTGCACACATTAAACATTCCAGATCAAGGTATTTTAGCTGAGAACGGAGCTTTTATACATGCGTTTACAGGATCTGGAAATAAGTTAACCTTGTTCTTGTCGTAATGGCTACAAAAAAAGGGACTATGAAAGGTCACACTATCAGCGGTGGGCATAAGCGGCCCACTAAAGCTGGTGCAGGTATGACTGCAAAAGGTGTTGCAAAATACCGAAGAGACAATCCCGGATCTAAACTTAAAACAGCAGTAACAGGAAAAGTAAAGCCCGGCAGCAAAGCTGCAAAGAGGCGTAAGTCTTTTTGTGCTAGATCTGCAGGTCAAATGAAGAAGTTTCCAAAAGCAGCCAAGAATCCTAATAGTCGTTTAAGACAAGCTAGAAGAAGGTGGAAGTGTTGATTAGTAGAGCTTCAATGAAACAACAGATGAAGGGTGGTACGATGTACGGATTAAAAGGCAATAAAGAAAGAATGAGAAAAAAATTTATTGGTGAAAAAATGGGTTCTGACAAAGGTACAAAAAGAAATATTCTTAATTTAAAGAAAAATAAAAAAAATAAAACTGTTCAAAAGAAAAAGAAGGGTGGAGGTATTGGTAAGTTAGCATCAATACTTAGTCCTGCCTATGGTATAATGAAAGGCCAAGGGCCTTTTTCATCATTAGCGTCTGGTATAGCAAAGGCAGCGGGTCCTCTGGCTGGCCCATTAGCTTTATTAGCTAAAGATAAAAGAGAAGAAGCAAAAAAAAGAAGAATGGCTATGACAGCAGCTAATAAGATGCCATCAGCAGCGATGCAGACTAATAGAATGACACCTATGACAAAGATGATGGCAGGAGGTCCTGTAAAAAGAAAAAGATCTATAGATGGTTGTGCTATCAGAGGAAAGACAAGAGCAGTATGATAAAACAAGAAGTTTGTCCTATATGTAAAACAGCTTTAAAAGATACAAAAGACAAGCAAGTACAGTGTATTACATGTAACGCTTTGATATCAACTGATGTTGAGTGGCAAAGTAAATACGGATACGAGTGGGTACAGGAAGATGCCAAAACGTAATTATCGTGGTGAGTATGACAACTACCACAAACAAACAGATCAGAAGAAACGTAGAGCTAGTAGGAATACGGCTAGATCTAAAATGAAAGCTGCTGGTCGTGTTAAGAAGGGTGACGGCAAAGACGTTGCTCATAAAAATGGTAACCCTAGAGATAACAAGAAAAAGAATCTCGCAGTGAAGCCAAAGTCAATAAACAGATCTTTTGCAAGAACTAGTAAAGCTAGAAAAGTAAACAGGAGAGCTTAATGAAACAACCTATGAGACTTAAATCTGGGGGATTTATATCTTCTGGAACAGATGCTGGTGACTTAAAAATACTAAGGACAGCAAAAAATATAGACGATGGAAGTGCCAACGGCATGAAAGCTGGAGGCAAAGTAAAGAAAAGTAGAGTTAACGAAGCTGGTAATTATACAAAACCCGGACTTAGAAAAAGAATATTTAATAGAATAAAAGCAGGCGGTAAGGGTGGAAGACCCGGTCAATGGTCTGCTAGAAAAGCTCAAATGATGGCTAAAGCCTACAAGAAAGCAGGTGGCGGCTACAAATAAGGAAATACTAAATGGACCCATTAACAATTACCGCTGCAATGAGTGTAGCGAATAGCGCTTTTAATGCCATAAAACAGGGATTTTCAGCCGCTAGAGATATAGAGCAGATGAGTGGGGACATTGGTAGATGGATGGGGGCTGTCTCTGATATTGACAATGCTGAGAAACAAGCAAAGAATCCTCCCCTATTCGGCAAGTTGTTTAAGGCTGGATCTATAGAAGAAGCAGCTCTCGCTGCATATGCGGCAAAGAAAAAACTTGAGGAGCAAAGATACGAACTCAAGATGTTTTTAAATTTTACCTATGGTCCACAAGCATATGACGATTTGTTAAAGATGGAAGGTCAAATAAGAAAACAAAGACAAGAGACAGTTTATAAACAACAACAGCTAAGAAGACAAATAGGGGAAGCTATTACATGGTTTATAGTTGCGGCTATTATTGGTGGATTTGCTGTTGCGGTTGCTGGTATTTGGATTAAGCAAGCAAAAGCTGATGCTAAAATATATAATGCACCTAAAGATTACACACACAAACAAAAGGTTTGGCAAGGAAAAATAACAGAGAAAAAGTATACAACTTGCCGCTTAAAAAAAAGAATTACATCAAAATACACAGATAAAAGAGCGTGTATTTATCAGGGTGGTAATAAAACGTATACCATGATGATTGAAACATGGTGTCCAAAAAAATATAAATGTATATATGATCCAAACGGCACGGAGCCTGATATAGATAAGGTTATGGAAAGTTTAAGGAGCATAGGCAAAAAATGAAACAAAAGAAACTACAATCGTCAAGTAAGTACAATGAATATGATTTAGATGGTGATGGCATTGTTTCTGATGCAGAGCTTTCAAATATGAAAGAAATAAAAGAAACAGAAACCGCCTTACGCAAAAACCTTGCTCAACTTAGAATGGCGAGGTATACTTTAATAGCTATGGGTTTATTTACAGCGGCTATGTTTTTCATAGACGTAGAAAGAGTTAAAGCCTTAGCAGATATCAGTAATTTATTTTATATAAGTGGAGCTGGTATCGTAGGTGCATACATGGGTACAACAGCTTGGATGAATAAAAAGTAATGGGCGGATTAAAAAAACCACAAAGGAGTCTAAAGGCTTGGGGTAAACAGAAGTGGCGAACCAAAAGTGGTAAACCTAGTACACAAGGGCCAAAAGCAACAGGCGAGCGTTACTTACCTGAAAAAGCAATTAAGGCTCTTTCGCCCGCTGAATACGCCCGTTCTACGGCTGCTAAACGAAAAGCAACTAGAGCAGGTAAACAAGTATCTAAACAGCCAAAGAAGATTGCAAGAAAGACGAGAGCTTATAGAAAGGTCAAATAAATGGCAGTAGTAGTACCAGATCTACCAGACTTGTTTGAAGAGGCTTATCTTAGAGCAGGCTCTGAAATGAGAACTGGTAATGATTTAAGAAACATAAGAAGAAGTTTTAACATTCTTACTATGGAATGGCAAAACAGAGGTCTTAATTTATGGACAATAACATCAGGAACATTGTCTTTAAGTTCAGGAACCGCAACATATACTATGCCATCAGACACAGTTGATTTGCTTGAGCATACGATAAGGACAGGGACAGGAACGAGTCAGGTAGATACAAATCTTACAAGAATAAGTGTTTCAACATTTGCTCAGATATCCTCAAAGAACACACAAGGTAAACCAACACAAATATTTGTACAAAGATTAGCAGGTTCAGTAACAGTAACAATGTATCCAGTTCCAGATAATCAAGACACATATACTCTATCTTTCTTTCGAGTTGTGGGAATTGATGGGATGTCATCGGGAATAGATGGGACAACAACATCATTTATACCACCAAGGTTTGTTCCTTGTTTGGTATCGGGATTGGCTTACTATGTAGCCATGAAAGACCCTGAGTTAGCATCAAGGGTCACAGCGTTGAAACAAGAGTATGAGTTTCAATTTGAACTTGCAGCAGGAGAAGATACTGAAAGTGCCTCTGCTAGATTTGTACCCTATAACACATTTTATGGAGCGTAAAAATGCCACAATATAAAATAAAAAGCGGTGATACATTATCACAAATAGCAAAAAGCAAAGGATTTACATTAAAGCAATTAAAAGCTGCAAATCCTAAAATTACAGATATGAATAAGATAAGAGCAGGTGCAACTTTGCAATTACCATATTCAGCAACTGGGTTAATGAGTAGAAAGAAGGATGTAGGCACCTCAAGAAGAGGACCATACTCTGGAATGACAAAAACTCAGATGTCTAAATTAGCTGGTAAAGCACCAAAGAAAATGGCAACTAAAGTTGCCATGCCAAAGAAAAGACCAGCAATGGCAGTAAAACCGCCACAGAAGAAGAAGTTAGCTGGTGCTGCTGGTAGAATAGCAAGAAGAAAAGCAAGGAGATCCTAATGCCTATTAAGATTGTTGCTAAGAAAAAGCCAAAAAAAGACCCTTTTAGAGCTGATAAAACACAGTCTTTAAATAAAGATTTTAGTAAAAGAACTGCAAAAGCCAATCAAGAAGCCATGAAAAATGTAAAAAAGAAAATGGGTGGCGGAATGATGAATAAAAAATCTATGGGCTATGCAGGTGGTGGTTCTTTAAAACCAGTACCAGAAGGTAATAAAGGCAAGGGTCTTAGTAAATTACCTACAGAAGTTCGCAATAAAATGGGTTTCATGAAAAAAGGCGGTAAAGTCATGAAAATGCGTGGCGGCGGAATGGCTGATAGAGGTATAAGTTTTAGAATGAGATAAAAGTTAACGGTAACTTATAGTGTCGAGATTAATATGTAATTTGCCTGCAATAAACTTGTGGGTAAGAAAAGAATACTTAAGAGACCATGAAGATGGTCATGGTGAGTTTGTGAAAGGTGTGTGGATATCTTGTAAGTCCTTACCGGGTAGAGCTTTTTACTTTGAGACATATTTACCAGAATACGGCGCAATGTTTGATAAGTTACCGATAAGTGCTTTTGTTAGTGAGCCTAAAACACCTAATCCTGATTTGCCTTTATATAATTTACAGTTTTGGAATTGTATGGACTACAATGTAACATGTATACAAAAACAATTTATAGGGTCTATGAGTTACGAGGTGTATACGAGAGATGCAGGCTCAGTCAAAGGATCTTATGTTGCAACACTGGATAATTATCATGGTGATATAGATACAGTTGATTTTAGCACTAGCGAGACACCAGAAGAGCATAAGTCACATAACATTATAGAATTAGAAAATGGTCAGTACTGTTTGTATCCAAATAATAGAACTAGAATATACGACAACAGCTTAACACCCGCAGAACCATTAACACCTGATTTTAAAGTTAGCACATATTATTATCAGGTAGAAAATGAGAATAAATTAGAAAGATTTGGAGATAGTGAAGAATATTTTTATAAATCTAAGAAAGAAAAGAAATGAGTTATTCATCAGGTAGAAATGCATATGGAATATGTGACAAAACAGGATTTAGATACGATTTAAAAGACTTAGTGTTTGAATACAGAAACGGCAGTAAAACTGGGTTGCGTGTTGGTATAGATGTAGTTGATCCAGACCATCCGCAAAACTTTATAGGTAGAATGAAGTTTAATGACCCACAATCTATAAAAGACGCAAGGCCAGATAGGGTAGAGCCTGCAACAGAAAGATTATTGTTGGTTAATCCTTTTACAACTGCAGCAGCAGATAGTGGTAGCACTGTGGTTACAGTGACAGAAAAAGATCATGGAAGATCTACATCTGATGTTGTTAGGTTTAGAAACTGTTTAGGATTTGATGGTTTAACAGCCGCAAACTTTAATTTAGCTACAGGT